AGGCCCTTAGCCGCGACGGGGGGCGGTGCTGAAATGGCTGGATTTGGGCAAGTATCTGAAGAGGAGCTAGCTAATGTTCATTTTGAGTACAAGCCCGTTATTATCGAGAGGGAGGAGCTAACCGAAGGCGGGAACGCCTATCGACTTGAGAAGCATTATGGCGATGTCATGAGATATTGCCATACCCATAAGAAATGGCTAATCTGGCAAGGTGGACGCTGGCAGATAGACACCACCGGCGGAGCTATGCGTATTGCTCAAGGCATAGTTAGTGAGCTGTATTCGAAGGCAGCCGAAGCTGACGGCAAAGATGAGCGAGCGGCTCTATCCTCATGGGCAAAGGTGACTGATACCCGTAAGGGCTTAACTAATATGCTTGCCCTGGCTGCCAACAGGTCTAAGTTCGCACTCACGGCAGACGACCTTGATCAAGACTCCTGGCTCCTGGGTGCGGGACATACTACCATCGATCTCAAGACCGGCACACCTCGAGACAGCAGCCAGATAGATCTGATAACCAAGTGCATAGGGCCAACGTATGATGAGGCGGCAAGTTGGCCCTTATGGGGTGCGTTCCTGCTTCGGACTTTCCCTGATGAAGAGGTTAGATCTTACGTCAAGAGAGCAGTAGGCTACTGCCTAACAGGCTCGATGGTGGAGCAGTGCTTTTTCTTCTGCTATGGCATGGGAGCTAATGGCAAATCGGTATTTCTGGCTATTCTTCGGGCTCTCTTAGGAGAATATGCAAGGCAGGCTGATTTTAGCACCTTCTTAATTCAAAGGAACGAAAAAGTTAGGAACGACCTTGCCGCCCTGGCTGGAGCCAGAGTAATCACCGCCATCGAGGCTGAAGAGGGTGGTAGGCTGTCTATGCAGGTTATCAAGTCATGGACAGGCGGCGACCCCATCACAGCCCGATTCTTATTTGCAGAAAATTTTACCTTCAAACCAGTAGGCAAGATCTGGTTAGCTGCTAACAATAAACCAGCTATCACAGAGAGGAACCTTGCCGCCTGGAGACGGGTTAGGCTAATCCCATTTACTACAACGATCCCGCCAGAGGAGCAGGATAAGAATCTTGAGCAGAAGCTACTGGCTGAATTGAGTGGTATCCTCAATTGGGCTCTGGAAGGCTTGCAGGAATACCTAGAGATCGGACTTGAACCGCCAGAGGCAATCAAAGCAGCTACCGATGAATACAGAAAAGAGAATGATAGCCTTGAGCAGTTCATCTCCGAATGCTGCGACGTAGGCAAGCTGATGGCCTGCAAGAACTCTGAGCTGTACCGGGCTTATCAGAGCTTTTGTGATATGTCTAGCCTCAAAGCTTTGACACCTCATAAATTTTCTCCTGAACTTAATGCCAGAGAGGGTATCAAGTCAAGCCGGTCAAAATATGGGATTGAATGGCTTGGAATCGCTCTAAAACTAGATTGGTGTAGCTTTGAAGACAAAGCTACATCGCTACCAGTGGATTCAATTGGTGTAGCTTTAGGGGAAAATGCGCAATCTAGCTTAAATTCTCCTTCACGAAGGGACTTTACGGATAGAGCTACACAAGCTACACCACCTACACCAAATGAGGCTATAGATACCGATTCTGAAAAATTCAAAGCTACACCAGATGAATCAAACCCTACTCCAGAAGAATCCGGCGAACATCCTAAATTAGGCAAGATTGACCGGGATACTCCAGAGACATATAGGACCGTCTTGATCTTGCAGGATGTCCCCCTCTTTGTAGGGGTGGATGGCAGAAACTACCTTCTCCACCGACAGGATGTAGCCAGCATCCCGGCGATCCATGCAAAGAACCTCATCAAATCAGGCCATGCTCAAGAGATCCATGTAGGTCCGCACCCGAGACATGATGCACCTACCCCGATCAAGGATGGAGTAGGGGAGGTAGCCTGAGATGGCTCTATCCGTGGCCGAGAGGCAGAGGCCAGGCCGGTTCCCGAACGTCAAGGCCTATCTCCGGGATAGGGTGGATCGTCCTAAATATTTTTACAACGGATATGACCTGCATAAGATCGCTAGAGCCTGCAATATCAGTATCGATGAGGTCCGAGGACAACTAAGGACTCTCGGTTATGAGTTAAAAGAGAATCGAAAAGGATTGAAAATGTGGCGGATATCAGATGACAAAATGCAATCTTTGCGAGAGTAACCAGATCTATCATTACGGTTATCAAGGGCTAAATCTGGTCTATTGTTGCCGGAATTGCGGCAATCGATTCGTTGAGACTATCGAACAAATAAAGCAAAGTAAAATCAGGAGAAAAGCAATATGCCAAAAAATGCAGTAAAACCAGAAACCACTAACAGCAACCCGGTAACCGAGCTACCGGAGCCCTACTCCGAAAAAACCAGCCTCGGAGGGCCTATTCCAAAAATCGGGAGCCATGGCGTGATGCCCTGCAGACTGCAGCTCTCACCTAAAATCCTGGAGCAGGCGGCCATGAAGCCACGCGATCAGGTGCAAGTATATTCCGAAGCCGGGCAGATAACCATTAGGAAAATCGGGGAGCCTAGACAGGGATATTCTATCCCTCAGTCCAAGCCCCGGCCAGAACTAGACGAATTCTTGGAAGATATGAAGAAGAGAAGCAACCCGCCTGAGTGGGATGGGGAAGCGGATGAAGGCGAGGATGAGGCGGGCCTGAGTGATGAGCAGCTAGGCAAGGAGGAGCTTTGAGCCAGGAGAGCGGCGCGGTGGAAAAACCACCGCACCGACCACCTCGAGGAAGGTACTCTGCCGTAACCAGTTTGCTCCTAGACTGGATGGAGCTGAAGGGCCTATCCTCAGAGCAGATCCGAAAGTACACCGGAGAGTAGCTTATGCCCCGGCCATGCTCGATATGTAGCCATGCGGAACGGCTGGAAATCGATAAGCAGCTCCTTAGCGGTGAGTCATACCGGAACATAGCGGAACGCTTCAAGCTGTCAATCGGATCAATTTCGAGACATCGAGAGGCCCATATCGGAACAGATTTGCGGGATATCCGAGATGTGATGGTTGCCGCCAGGGAAGAGGCTCTTGAAGCGGTCAAGGCTGATGAGATGGGGACTCTGGAAGATGTCAAGGAAGAGATCATCACCGGAGCCAGGGAGTCCATAGCCGCGAGGCTGGAGCTATGCCATAATCACTACGATCAGCTTAGGGTTCTACGTGAGCGGGCAGCTTTGGCCCTGGAGCGGGCAGAAGGAGCCGAGGATAACAAGGTGGTTCTCCAGGCCATACGTGAGCTTAGGGAGACGGTGAGGTTATGGGCTGAAATCGATAAGACAATCACATCACAGCCTCAAATCACGATCATCAATAATCCTGAATGGGTAGAGCTGAGGACGGTTATCATATCGGCCCTGGAGCCCTACCCTGAAGCCAGGGAGGCGGTAGTTCATGCAATCAATGAGAGATGATTTGATCTACAGCCTTGATCCTGTCCAATGGGCGAAAGAGGTCTTAGGCTTCCATCCTGACCCCTGGCAGGCTGATCTTTTGAGAAGCCGGTCTAGGAAGATCATCTTGAACTGTAGCCGTCAGAGTGGCAAGAGTACAACGTGCGCCGCCCTAGGGCTCCATGAGAGCATCTACAGGCGGCCTAGCTTCGGCTTGGTGATTGCTCCTAGCCAGGATCAATCTGCCGAGCTTATGATGAAGTTCGATGAGTTCCGGGGCGCGGTGGAGCTGCCCTCCGACTATCTCAGCAACGACACTAAGCTTGCGGTAAAGTTCGCCAACGGTAACCGCTTTGTAGCCCGCCCTGGCTCGGAGAAGACGGCCCGGTCCTTCTCGGCTGTGACCCTTCTGCTGGAAGATGAGGCTGCTAGGGTGCTGGATGATCTCTATAACGCCGTCAGGCCCATGCTAGCGGTGAGCAATGGCCGACATATCATTATGTCTACACCATTCGGCAGGCGTGGTCACTTTTTCAAAATTTGGGATAAGGAGCGGGATCTATGGGAGTCCTACGAAATACCGGCGGAACAATGCCCACGCATAACCCCGGAGTTCCTGGCAGAGGAGAAGCGAACTAACCCATGGTTTGAGCAGGAATATCATTGCCGCTTCATGGAAACCATGGATCAAGTCTTTAGCAACTACACAATTTCAAAGATGTTCGACTGTGACATTAAACCACTATGGGGTGATGCAATATGAGTAACATTTTAGCTACAAAATCGAGCGGAGACTATTTCCTAGGTCTCGATTGTGGACAGGCGCAAGATTATTCGGCTCTTTCGATCTTAAAGAAAGAGGGAGAACGCTATCATGTGGTGCATTTAGAGCGGCTAGATCTCGATATGCCCTATCCACAACAGATAGA